TCCATCTGGAGTTCTATTGATTACTAGATTCCCTCCAAATGTACCAGTAATAAGATCTGTTGCTCTTTCTATAGCTACAGCTAAATCAGACTTATTAGTTTCTATAACTTTAGCTAATTGATTAATTGTGTTCATGGTCTGAGTGGCGCTATTTTCTTTGAAGTTTCCTAACTCTATGTTACTAGTTACCCAAGTCAATTCACCTTTTACCCATGTAGCTGTTTTAATAACACTTATTGCTCTAGCTGTAATATTAATATTTAAGTCTTTATGTCTTACTATTACAGTATCACCGACATCAACACGTTCAAATATTTGGTAATCTTTATATTCTTCTGTGGAGCTAAGTTCTACCATGTCTATACTGTAATTAACCTTTGGGACATCACATAAAGTATCTTTAAAATAATTAGAAGCTGCTGCTCTTAAATCTTCTACTGTCTCACAATCAGAGAATTCTATAGGAGCTACTTTTACAAGCGGATAATAGGTAATCAACGGACTATCTATATACTTTTCTGGTAGTAATAATCCCTCCTTGCCGACTGGCATTATCTTTGTTATTAATCCATCCCAAAGTATATTTGCTTCAAATCCAGTCAAATTTTTCTTATATTCAACCAACACACCATTATTATTACCTCTCTGATTTAGCATTTTAATAGTAAAATTATCTCTTTCTATCTCACCTCCCCAGCGGTTAATGAAAGAGTTATCCTCTGTACCAATTAAAGCTTCTACAGGATTTTTCCTTACATAATAAGCTGTACTAATATTAGATATATCACTCATTCCAACAAACCTGTGAGGTATTAAAGTATTACTTAAAATATGATTTAAAGCACCTGCTCCAGTAGTTTCTGTCGGCCTAACATCTTCTAAAAAATTATCCATCAAATCATAAAAGATGTGTCTAGCATATACATATAAACTATTAAAATTTTTCCTAACTTCTGCAATTCTAAATAATTGCTCATTCGCCTTTATAATCATTCCAATATCAATAAAATCATGTTTTGCTGCTACTGCAATTTCTCTCTCTTCATCAACTACTAAATCATCATCAACTACTAAGTCATCATCTGCAAGTATTACACCGAATTTTTTCTCTGATTCTGTAATATTTATAGTCATTTCTAGGCTGTAATCTCCGTTTAATTCTTCTTTTATTGAAGCATCAATTAATACATCATCCAATGTAGTAATCCCATTGTGGTTAAAATTCGTTTCATTTCCGTAGTATAAACTTACCAAATCCACACCACCTTTGAGGTAATATAAAAGAGCCTTGGAATCACCCCAAAGCTCTTAAAATTTTTTATTGTATTGTCGTCTTATTATCCTAATGCGTCTCAGCATAAGTCTGTTCAGTAATTTCTTTGAATTGTTCTGCTGTAATTTTGCCTTTTATCACTGCATTTTTTACACGTTCAATATCCCATAAACCCATTTCATAGTAAATTTTGATTTTCTCAAACCAGTCCATTATAGCACCCCCGTCATCATACCGATATAATCAATATCTGATTGCAACAGCATGATATATTCATCTTTTTCATATTGAATCATGTCATATTCATAGCCAATGAATTCGTTTTCTTCACCAACATTTTCACTGACTTCAGTGATGTTTTTATGAATCCATACACTGAATTCGTCAATAGCCATGGGCTTTGGTCTTATTGTGCTTCTTACCCTTCCATAATCCTTCATTTTAATCCACCTTTCTTTTAACATATTTTTCATAGTATTCATCAGCAAAAGGTTGGATTGGTTCAATATATTTCTTACTTAACCTGTAACTATCACACCACATTAACCAACCTTTATAAGAATTGATTGAACACCATTCAGAATAATTCATTTGTCCACCGCTGAAGCATTTCTTTTTAATCTTGTTCATCTTTTTCTTGAAGTTCTTACAAGTTGATTTTCTCAATAAAGTATAATCAAAGAAAAATCTATATCCAACAAAATCAACACCCCTAATAAATGTGGGAAATACTTGCCAATTTTCCTTGATTTTAAGCTTTAATTCATCCCTTAAATATTCTTCAATATCAAGTCTTAATTTGTGCAGTTCTTCTTTATTGCTTCCGAATATAACAATGTCATCCATATATCTGAAGTAATACTTAACCTTTTTAACTTCTTTAATCCAATGGTCAAAGGATGAAAGATAAAAGTTTCCGCTATATTGTGAAAGATAATTTCCAATAGGAATTCCCACACCACCAGGGGTTGAATCAATAATTTCATCAAGCAGCCAAAGAAGGTCATCATCCTTAAAAATCCTTCTGTATTTGGCTTTCAAAATGTCATGGTCAATATTTGGATAATACTTTTTAATATCAAATTTCAAAGTGTATTGGGTTCCATAAGGGTCTTTCATAAAAATACCTGGAACATATACTTGTTTTCCATCTACTTCTTTATAATAACCCCTTATCCGCTTAACAACTTGATGAATACCCCTTCCTGGAATAGCTGAATAGGTGTCTTTAGTAAAATTATTTATTAAAATGGGTTCTATGACCTGCATAATTGCCCATTGGCAAATTCTATCAGGAAAATAAGGTAATTTATAAATTTCCCGTTCTTTTTCACCGTCTTTCTTCAGAAAGGTTTCGTATTCAGAAGTTTGATAAGTCTTATTTATTAGTGATTCCTGAAGCTTCTTTAAGTAATATTCTTCATTTGCATTGACAAGTTTAACTTCTTTATACCACCCCTTTCCTTTTCTTGCATTTTTATGTGCAAGCTTTAGATTTTCCATGTCATAAATTTTAGGATATAAATTACCGTATCTTTTCATAGACTTCCCACCAATTGTTGTATGCACTATTCCCGAATCTTCAAACGGTTTATTGAAACTTAATTTTCAATAAACCTACCAATACAGGATTAGTTGTATTTTTATGTTTTGCCAAGAGGCAGGGTAAGTTGACCGTTGACCAGGTTTTAATTTGTAAGTGCATTTACTGCCCTGCTGCCGATATTCCGATTACGATTAGTAGACGAATTATTCACATTCCAATTGAAAGCACCAGTATTCAAGCCATTATTCCAATTACTGCCTAAATGGGTAACCTGAAACTGGTAAAAAAAATAACTTTAATTGGTAGTAATCGACAAATTCAACTTACCCATATATTTTAAGCTTTAAGATACCTGGGGAACATACACCGCCCCGCCGCCGATAAACCGAGCACGAGCAGCAGACGAATCATACACAACCCAACCGAAAGCACCAGCAGACAAGCCAAGATACCAAAGACCGCCCAAACGGGCAACCCGCCAACCACTTGGGGCATGATCTTGATAGAAATAATCACCGACAGGTAAACTTGAATCACCAAGAGTTTCTGTTGGTAAAAATAAAAAGTCACATGTTTCTGACCAACCAATTGCTGAAACATAACCATTTCTTTTTGCTAATGTGAACCCAGCATTTTTATATGGTGAAGTTTTAACATTATCAGCAAAATCATGGTCAGCATACCAAGCTTCATGAACACCGTTACCAATTTCAATATTTAATCCATCTATCCATTTCCAAATGTTCCCCCAAAAGTTTTCTTCACCCCTATAACTTATAGAAACTAATCCATTTGTTCCAGCAGCCATTCCTGAAGCATTACCAAGGTTGGTTGTTGCACCTGTAAGTTCACTCATATTGGTTGAATCGTCATCAGTTTTGCTTACAACACCTAAACCTATATTTGATTGCATATTAAATGAAGCATATTCAATCATCATAAGCATTTGACTTGCTGAAGCACAAAGAACATCTTTTTGCTGCCAGCCAGCCCCCCTATTTTCAGCAAGTTTTCTTGTATTTGCTCTTGTAAGGTTTTGAGTTAATCCACTTGCTGGTTTTGCAAAAGCAATAGATGCAAGTTTATCAACTTCAAAATCTGTTCCTTGGTCATCATTTAGAATATAAGTGCCATTTTCTTTTTGAATACATGCTTCATAAGCTGGAAGATAAATCTTATCAATTTCAATCCCGTTTCTAACAAAAGCAGGATGAACTTTGAAACCTGCTTTTGGTGTATCAGAAATATAATACCTTGCTTTCCTTAAATGGTAACCAATGCTTTTTCCACCAGCAATAGTTTTTGATACTGTTGCAGTAACACCAGTTGAACCCCCATTAAATGTGCCTGTTGTTTTTGCACCTGTTTCAATACTGGTAAATACTACACTGTCACCAGTTCCACTTGTTCCCCATCCAGGATAACTTGCATTTCTTATTTTAGATGCAACTGTGTTTATATCATCACCTGATTCAACCGCAATTGTAAAATCAATACCATCAAGGGTTATTGTTACATTACCACTTGAACTGCTCCCAGCAGTCACTTTCAAAGTATTGACTTCAGCATAATCAGCAATAGGTTCCAATTCTAAAGGAACAACCTTATAATAGAATTTTGGCTGTTCCACCATTACTTGACCATTTGAACCATTTTCAACATAACCAGGTTCACCATAATAAGCTAAAACAACACCATCATCTGTTAAAATACATCTTTTTCTTCCACCAAAGGCATTTATGCTGTCAAAGTCAGCACC